CGCCTGTTTGGCGACTGCACGTGGCCGGCCCGTTATGCGGGCGATGTGACCGTTGTTGTGCCATGACCCTGAGGGGACCATTAGTGGGGCTCTTATATGATATTACGGTTCTGACATATATTTCACACGGGGCAAGCCCGCACGCCAGAGATGAAATAATCTTTTATGGTGTTGGGGACTCTGTAAGGGCTATGATAGCAGGTAGTTGTAAGGTGACGTTGGGAAGATTACTTAAACTCCCGGAAGACAAATCACCTACCGCGTGGAATCTCAGATACCGTACCGTAGTGCGAGAAGCTGGTACTACCACGATAGTGTCTGACACCAAGACAATAACATTCCCTGGTATGGATGGGAAGGCTATGAAGGAATTTAAGTACTGGGCTGTAGACCAACTACGTGAGACTATCGACGCGGTGAATGCGGAGATGGAGGAGGGGCCTATAGCCACCAGGAAACGAAGTAAACTGATGACTATAATCAAAATGCTAGCCAGTAGGTATTAGGGTAAAGACTATATGACAGCTACTTGGAGGTCTCCGTTTACTTGGAGGGAGCTAATAACCTGGAGGGGTTTTAGATATACCCCTGTAGCGGAGGGGGTGCCAAAGTACCCAAGGCTTGTTGAGCGCATCAACGTCGTTAGGCGTGTCGAACTAGGTCAGATTGCTACACAACCACTCACAGCAGTTTTTGCTCGCCTAGATTAGGACAGGGAAATGTTTGATACAACGGATCACATCATAGAGTTTTTCGGGGCCACGCAGCTTCCACCGGTTGCCCCACCCAAGGTGCGTCCGGGCAGCCTGACATTCCCTAGCTACCTGACGACGACCCGGCCATCTACCGCTGTGCTGCCACAGGCTGATCGGCGGCTGGCGAACACAGACACGACTACGTTGCGCAACGGGGCCGATACCCGGACAGTGATCCGGGACTTTGTTGCGGCTTCTCCAGATCTGTCAGCGGCGGTCTGGAGCTATCTGCGTCTGGGCCTGCCTCAGAGCTACACGGCAGTTGCCAAGAATCCAGACAACACCTTCAACCGAGAAGCGACGATGCTTGTCCAACAGTTGATGGCCCGTTTCAACCTACTCCCGGACTATGCCACTGATGGTTTCACTGGCCCACAGTCAATACGTGCGACTAGCGAGTCACTGGCCAAGGAACTGATGCTGTATGGGAGCTGCTGTGGTGAGGTGGTACTGGGCAAGGACCGCCTACCTAAACGCATCCAGCCAATTAGCACGACACAGGTTAAATTCGTAGCCGGTGCTGATAAGATGTTGATCCCTTGGCAGTACGTTGGTAGTGAAAAAATCAATCTGGACTACCCAACGTTCATTTACGTATCACTCGATCAGAGCCTACTTGACCCCTATAGCTCTAGCCCTCTTGAGAGCGCGATCAAGCCAGTGATCTATTCCGAGCAGTTTGCCAATGACATTACCAGGATCGTAGGCAAGGTCATTCACCCGCGCCAGAAGGTTAAGATTGACGAGGAGCGGGTACGCAAATTCCTGAGTCCAGAGGCACAGGTCGATAACGCCAAGGCTACCGAGGAGTTGAATGCGATCATTTCGTCAATCGAGACGAAGATCAACTCACTGGCCCCGGAAGACGCCCTAGTCTATCTCAACTCACTTGAATTCGAGGTCGAGAACGCAAGCAATGCCGGGTTGTCAGCAGAATACGAAGTCCTGCAACAGATCTCGAACGCACGCCTGAGCACCGGCAGCAAGACCAATGGCACGGTCCTGGGCTACGCCTCTGGGTCGAGCAACATCGCATCGAGCGAGATCATGCTGTTCATGCGCTCATGCACCGGGGCAGTGAAGGCCCCGATTGAGGAGTTCTGGAGTCGTGCCCTGACCTTGTCAGCTCGGTTGTTTGCGTTTGACGTGGTGGTCGAGTTCAGATATGCCCCAATTGACCTGCGCCCGGACAACGAACTGTTGGCGTTCAAGCAGACCGAGCAGATGATCGTGCTGGAGCAGTTGAGCCTGGGATTCATCTCGGATGATGAGGCTTCCCTGCGCTTGACTGGCTCACTGGCCCCACCGGGGATGAAGCCCCTTTCCGGGACTATGTTCAAGCAGCCTACCCCACAGGGCGCAGAAACCAGTAGCCCATCGAACAGTGGCAGCACGCTGAACCAGAAACTGGCACCTACTACGCCGAGCACGGGGCGTGGGCAGAACAAAAAAGCCAAGGCGTCCACCAAGGTGGAGGCTGCGAAGCCGCCTCTGGTCCATAGCAACCCAACGCCACAAGCATGATAGTTTCCAGCTATAATGGAGCCTGTGAAGTCCTGGGCATGGGTGAAATTCTCGCCCTACTCGAAACAAGCAGTTCGTGGGCCTAGTTGCCGCCCAGCACGTTACAACATAGAAGACATAACAAGGCCCTATTATGGATGCAACGCAGCTCGTAGTAAACTGCCTAATACTTGGACTGACTGGGGCCATGGGCTTTATAATAAAGGTTCACTGGGAAGGTATCCAGGACCTCCAGAAGGTAGACTTAGAGCTGCGGAAAGCTGACGCTGAACTGGCCTTCGGCATGAGTGAATTGAGGATAGTTGTCGCAGGCAAGTGTGTGACAAGGGATGAGCTAGATAAGGTAGTAAACGCCTTATTCACCAAACTAGACAGGATGGAGAATAAGCTAGATGGCAAGGCTGAGCGTATTAGGTAGGGACATGAGGTATATGCCGCCTAACCACGAAGATGGTGACTTCGACCTAGATGCATACCTTCGAGGGTTCCTAGGGTCGGTAGTCAGGTTTGGGGCAGAGGCCATTCACGGCCAGTCAGCAAGTAATAGGAAGTACGCAGGGTGGGGTGTACACTACATTGGTCATAGAGATGGCCAGAGATTAGGAGTTTGTGATGGCATTGGTAAGAGGAGCACCTCAACTACTGGTTGAGACAGACATCAATGGTGGGTTAGGGTATGAGAATAGTCTTGGCCATACTGTAGCACTAGCCAATAGAGCACTGAATTTTCCAGGATTTGCTCCACGCCTACTCGCATCGCTTGTTGCATCTAGCACAGCCGCATGTACATCTGGTGTAGTGACGATAACGGCAACTGCGCATGGAATACCAGCGACAAGCTTTGATGGTTATTCATTCTACTATCCTGGAAGCCCAAGTCTAGCCGCTGCCTGGTATACTGGATTCTCAAGAACCGGGGCAGATACAGTTACTTTTAGTGCCCCGAGTTCAGCTAATTTTACAAGTGAATCGGTTAATGGGGGAGCCGTCCTTACAGCAGAGGTTACAGTAAGTTCTGTGGTAATTCCTGGCGGCTCTATTCTTCCGGGGAATATAGTTTCATGCCGAACAGCAAGAATAGCTGACGCGTTAACAGGTTCAAGAATACTAATTCTCAGGATAAACGGCACACAAATATGCAGGTATAATGTTTCCAGTACGGCAGTCAATGGAACTTTTTTGCTGTCGTTCTGTGCCCCATCTCTTACTACACAGGAGGGTTTTTCAGTGCCAGACGGTCTATTACACGCCACGAAATACAACTCCACCGTTGATTTATCGCAGGACGTGACCCTTTCTGTAACCCACTCTTTGTCGGTTGCGTCGCAATATGTTGGGATAATAAGCCTTTCATTGAGGATAGAATAATGGCTATAATTACTTGCACCACTCGCGCTCAGGTAAATGCTGTCGTCGGCACAAAGCAAATTTGGCATGATGTACCAAGGGGGGTGTGGATTGTCAGAACCGAGACGGATATTGAAGAGCCACCGGAAAGTTCCCTTATTCTGACTCGTGTACAGTTTTTAAACGGCGCACTGATTGTCGGTGGACAGAACCTGCTAAATGCTGTCAACGGCTACATCACAGAAATTCTGAGCACCGGCACGCCGGCACAGAAAATCTACTGGGGAAGCGCCAACGAATTTCTACGGGCGCACCGGTACGTCAATCAACTACGGGTTGCGATCATCGGCGCTAAGACAAACGCGCAGAGCATCGCGGAAATGGATTCTGTTTTTCTGAACGGTTCGACCTACTCGCCGCCAGTGGCGTAGGATGGTCACAATATCAATCATAGCCGGTACAAGAGTGGTCCGGCTAGTCACAGGTGTAGAAATAGCCCCCAATATGAGGCCTGTATGAGCATAAAAGAAGAGCGCTGCTGGGCCGGGTCAGAAGCCAGCTACGAGACAGCGCTGGAAGCCGAGATCAAGATCGCAGCCGGCCCCATGCGCGAAGATGAGGACAAAGACGAGGATTCTCCTCGTCTCTTGACCGTTTCCGATGGTCTAGCAATCATCACGATCGAAGGTCCGCTGGTAAACAGTGACAGCCCTTATTATCTGAGGATGTTTGGGGTAACGGGCTACTCGGAAATTCGGGACGCGGTCCTGGCTGCTGTCAGTGACCCAGAGGTGAAACAGATTCTGCTCGATATCGACTCTGGAGGCGGGGCCGTATCAGGCTGTGCTGACACAGCCACCCTCATCAGGTCCGCTCACAAGGTCAAGCCGATCACGACCTATGGTGAGACGATGGCTAGCGCTGCCTATTGGCTAGGCTGTTCCGCTGGCAAAGTCTACTCCGGCAAGGCGTCGTTGATAGGCAGTATCGGGGTCAAGGCCACGTTCCGTGAGTACTCCAAAAGGAATGAGATGGAGGGGGTCACGGTCACCGTCATTCGCGGCGGCAAGTACAAAGCCTTGGCCGACTCCAATGAGCCACTGACGAAAGAGGGCGAGGCCCAGATTCAGGCCATGGTTGACGCCTCATACGGGGTCTTTGTCGATCACGTGTCAGAGATGCGGGGCCGGACCTATGAGTACACGGACAAGACGATGGCTGACGGGCAGGAATTCATCGGCCAGGCAGCGGTCGATGTGGGCCTGACCGATGGCATTACCACGTTTGACGCCGTGGTTGGTGGCCTGAAGAAAAAAATCCTTGCGTCATTGTCCAAACCTATGGATAATACTGGTACCAATAGGTTTAAGCTATCGGGCGACCTAGCGCCCACAACTCCCGAGGATTCCACCATGGCCAAAAAGGCTTTGACCGAAGCAGACATCGCAGCTCTGGCCGCAGGAGCGACCATTGAAGCCGTGGTGGCGACAGTAGCCGACCCAACCGATACCGTGACAGCAGAGGTGCAGAGTGGCGTGCAAGAAGAAACGACCCCCGAGGCGGTAGTTGAAGCGGTGCAAGAACCTGTCAAAGCCGACCCCACTGTTCAGTATCTACAATCGCAGATCAAGGACAAGGACAGTGAACTTCTGCAGGCCGGCATCAAACTGGCCAAGGCCGAGGAGCAGCTCGCTGAACTGAAAGCGACCGTTGAGCCTTTGCTGAGCATCGCGGTCAAATCAGTCACCAATATGGCAGTGGCGCTTAAGTCGGCCCCGGTCGCAACCCTCAGCACACCAGCGGCGCAAGTCCTTGCCGAGCACAGCCGGTTGTCCGACATGTTCCAGAAACAGTTTCCCATTGGCGGCGTTGCAGCGGTCTCCGCAACCAACGAGCCCAAGAAAAGCGCGGCGTATGTCATGACCAACGTGACCCAAGCCCAACTCAACGCAGTACGTGGTTCCACCAAGTAAAGGTACATCAACATGGCAAAGTTTCTCATTACGCCGACAACTCAGTCTGAGCGGATCATCACGGCTCGCGTTGGTGCCAACGCGGCCAACACCCGTTTTACCGACGTGGACGTTGGCAAGGGCGTTAAGCTGACTGGCGATTCGCAATACAATCTGCTCTCGGCGGCTGACCCGATCGAAGGTATCTGCACCAGTGTGGAAACTGGCGTCTATGACGGCTACGTCCTCGGCGGTGTTCAGACCAAAGGCTTCGTTAACGCCACGGCCTATGGCCTGCAAGCGACTCCTGGCGTTGGCGTGATCGCTATCGGCGAATATGTCTATGCGGCTGCCCCGGCTGCTGTCCAGGTCGCTGAAACGCTGAGCACCACCATCCGTGTCGTCAGCGCCACCAACCAGGCGACCGCGAAGGCCCTGCCTTTCCTGGCCCGCGTCATGTCCCTCGGCCCGGTTGGTACCGGTGCTGTCGGTACTGCCATTGTCATCGAACTGCTCTAAGGAGAGCCAGCATGGAATTCAAAGCAACACTTCAAGATGGCACCGGCCAGCACGAGATTACCCTTGGCATGGATCTGTACAAGTCCGAGCAAGGTTTTGTTGGCGCGCTCAATAGCCAGTTTCCAACCCCACAAGGCATGCCCACGGCGAGCGAGCAGCTCTTTGCACAGTGTGGCCTGTACCGCACGGCTGACCTGAAGTCCGGCATCAAGCCGGCCAAGATTCGCGACATCCTCGATGGTGGCGGTCTGTCGGCGGCTGGTACCGCTCCCGGTAACACGGGCATTTCCCGCTTTGTCGCTCCCGCCGCCATCCTGGCCGGCGTGCAAAACGACATCTATGAGGATCGCACTGGTGTCCTGGCCCAGTTCATGAACCTGGTTGCCTTCACGCAGAGCGTTGCTGGCAACCGGTATGAAAAGCCGGTCTTTAACTATGACCCGGCCCGCAACAGCCGCGCCAAACCTGTCTCCCAGTTGGCTGAACCGACATCCATCGGCCTGCTGACGGTTGGCGAACAGTCCGGCACGATTCCGATCTTCGCATCGGGTCTGGAAATCAGTGATCAAGCCATGGACTACTTCGGCTTTGCTGAAGTCCAGAAGTGCATGTCGATCATGGCGACCTATGACATCGCCGAGCGCGCGGATGGTTGGCTGCTCTCAATGATGGCCGGCGACGCCGACCACGGTATGGCCGCGCTTTCTGGTGACCAGGTCGAGAAGGCGGTCACCATCGACAGCGGTATCGCGTCAGCCGGGATAGTTAGCCAAAAGGCCTGGATCAAGTGGATCGCCAAGCACAGCAAGCGTGCCCCGATCACTCATGTGATCACGGACATTGATGGTGCTCTGGCCATTCAAAACCGGATTGGCCGTCCGACTGCCAATACGGACAACCAGACTAGCCAGCGGATGGATACCATTGAAGTTGTGATGGACCCGCTGTGGCCGTCCAACCTGCCGATCTATATCGTGACCGATACGAATTGGCCGGTGAACACGATCCTTGGCATCTCGAAGCCGAACGCCATCGTTCTGCACGAGTCGAGTACAGCCCAGTACTCGTCCGTCGAGCAGTTCGTGACCCGCCGTTCTACCAAGTTTCGTGTGGACTTCGGAGCAATTGCAAATAGATTTTATGATAGGGCGTTTCACAGACTCAATCTGGTATTGTAAAACTAGACTGACCTATGCCACTAATACAAAACCCCGAACATTCCGGGGTTTTGTTTAGCCCTACAGTTTGGCTGCCTTATTTCGTTTAAGAGATTCCACCCTTTTTACTTGAGCGGCAGCCTTTTGCTCTGGGGACATTCTAGCAACAACTCTCTGTAAGGTTTCGGACTTTGCTTTTATTTGCTCCTCAGTAAGTGGTCGCCTAGATTTAGCGGCAGCCCGCATATTTTCTAAAGCTGACTCACTAACCACTTTACCTCTAGTTGCCTCTGCTATCTTTGCTTTGTGCTCGTCTGATAAAGGGACACCGGCGCATCTCTCACTATTACGCTTGGCAACGTCAGCCTTTTGCTCATCAGTCATTTTGCTTCGTATTAGCTTAGCTCTAGCTGATCTTCTAGCCCTTTCATCATCTGACAGGTTCAGCTTCTTGCCCTTCTTCATGTAGCTTAGCTTTGCTTTTGTTTCGTCTGTATGGTGGACCCCTGTTGCGTTGTTCCTCAGCTTCTCCCTAGTCTCCTCAGAAACCACTCGCCCCATACCGGCAGCCGATACTTTTGCCCGTGTTTCCTCAGAGTGCTTTCTCCCAGTATTGGCCAGACGCACTGCCTCGATTACTTTGGCTGCACTTTCTGGGTTGTCCCACGGGCCACGTTTCCCTTTGAGAGCCTCACTGCACTTACGCTTATGTTCCTCAGAGAGCACCCTACCAGTGTGAAGCCTTCTAAATATCTCACTAATCTCAGGCCTCTTTGTACCGTACATTGGGTTCTTAGACCCTAGCCGGGCCGCGCTCATTTTGGCCCTTGTCTCCTCAGTAGCCACGTAACCCCTAGTACTACCAGCCTCAGTGCAGATGTTGTAGTCGCCCATGACATCAATCCATAGCTGCTCTACTACCAGTAATTGGTCTATGTCAAAGACCTCCTCACAAATACCCCAAGCGAACTTGTCTTGTCCGTGTTTGTTGTAGGACCTCTGCATGTGGATGTTTGTGTGGCAGTTGCGTTGCAGCAAGTTAAGGTGAGATTTTATCCGGTTGTAGACATCGAAGCTGGACCCTACATAGAAC